TCTAAATCGATCTTCTGTCCTACACCTGTGGAACTACGTGACTTCATGCACTGTATCTGATAACGACCACGCTCACGCATGGCTCTGGAAGTGAATATGCCAAACACGTTGTCGGCTGTGTTGATCTTGCTGATACCACCCGATATGTGGCTGTGATCAAACTCGATCTCTTCTACTGCTGATCTATTCAACTGCGACGCAGTGACCATGAGCACGCCCAGTTCCTTGGCTAAGTTACGCAGTTCTTCACTCACATACTTGTCTTTCACAAACAAGTCATTGGGGCTGACCTTGGCCGATACCGGCATCAGCAAATCAAGATAGTCAATCATCACAAAGTCCACGCGGATGCCGGTCTGTATCTGTGCTTCTTTGAGGTAGGCACGGATGTCATTGATGTTGCTCTGTGCTGGAAATCCTTTGATGCGATACTGCCCGGCTTTCTTGCCCACCAATTTGACCTTGAGTTCCGTGGTATCTATGTCCTTCCTGATGTCCTTGGTCGATGCATTTGTGAGCATGGCATCTGTACGCAAGGCACACAGTTCTTCTGAAAGTTCCAAGGTGACATATACACCGCTGAGTCCGGCCTGCAACCAGTTCAGTGCGATGTTCATCATCACTAAACTTTTACCCGATCCTGATCCACCGGCAAAGATGTTGAGTTCACCTCTGCTGAATCCACCGTACAGCAAGCGATCCAGTTGCGGCCATCCTGTGCTTACCTGGCCACCGGAATTGAAATAGCGATTGATACGGGCACGCGGATCTTCCCAGTAGTCCGTGCCCATGTCCTTGGTCAGCGAGATCTGCACCGCATCCTTGATCAGTTTCTCCACAGGATCATATTCGCCTTTTTCCAGCAAATCCGCTGACTTCAGGATCGCACGTTCCAGTTCTTGGCGACGTGTGAAGGCTTCGAACTCTTCCATGAACCAGGCGAAATGATCTTCGGTGAGATCCGGCACATGCGATAATTTTGTGCCAGTAGCTGCCACCACCTGTTCCAGCACCGGCATGGTTTTGTGATCATTGCTGTGTGCTCGGATGAACTCTGCGGCTGATCGAAGACTGCGATCAAAATTCTCAGGATTGTAAATGTTCTGCACACGCACATAACTTTGTGCATCCTGCAGCATCATCTCCAGAAACAACCTCTGTACGTCTACACTATATTCCTTTAACAAGTTGTCGCTTCCTTAGTTCAATCTTAATTTTGCTGGTTTCTCGGGCTTGCATGATATGTATCAGAGTTGCTAATCTTCCAAATTGTTTTACTGCATCATTGACATCTTTCACTGAATTTGGCCAGTCAGGCATGCTCACTGCCCAACCCAGTTCTACAGCACGATCCACCAACTTCATGCCTGCAGCATCCTGATCAGGTACCACCGTGACTTCACGACCTAGGCTGCGTATCAATCTCGCCTGCACATCTGAGATGTCAGCATGTAGCACTGCCAGTCCAGAGATCGACAGTGCATCAAACACACCCTCCACCACGATCACGTGCTGCCAGTCGGATCGTTGCAGATCCGTACCGAACACATAGCCCGGTTGCATGTCATGCACGTATCTGGGATTGTGATCGTCAAAGAATCTACGGGTATGACCAACAATGCGACCATCATAGGTGAATGGTATGATCACGCCCTGCCTGCGGCTGAATTTGTCATCGGGGCGACCATGTATCATGCCTATAGGATAATCTTCGGGCACGTATCTATCTCGCAGATACTGATAATGCACTGGCATGTTGCTGTCAATCAATGCAAACTCTTCGGGCAGTTCTCGATCTTCAAACTCTATGCCCTGCACTACATTGGCCGTGCGTTGGCGATCATCCAGGATGCCTTGCACGCTGCGATGACGCAGGCTTTCAAGATTGATACGCTCGATTTCCTCCTTGGGAACATTGAGCCATGCCAGCAACCGGCGGGCTTTGAATGAAAGATTGCGACCCAGTATAAAACTAGCAGTGAAGCCACAGTTGAAACAGTGATAACTCCAACCTTGATCTGTGGTCTTTATGCCGCCACGCTGTCTACGATCTGCACTTTCTCCATTATGTACACAGCAAGGTGCATTTACCGATATCCAGCCCGACGCGGTTTGTTTGCGTTTGGCAGGAAGATAACCGAGTATGTCTATCACTCTGCAAGTATAACACGATCTATTTCAGGAATCAAGAGTTTGGCTATCCAATCATGTCCAGCCACATTGGGGTGACCTCCTGGTGCCAACAGGTGTTGGCGATGTGGCAGTTTGGAAAACATCAACTGTAATCCGAGATCGGGCCATAGCAACGAAGATCTCTGCATGCGTTTTTGTGGTGACATGGAATTGAATTGTAAAATGCCTGCAGTATCCTGGATCTGTCCATCAAAGAACAGCACGGTTTGAGTATAATTTAAATCAAATAATTTTTCACAGTCTGTGAGCACCATGTGTTTTTTTACCATGTCCACCCATTCTGTTTTTATATTGCCTGCTCCGGAATGCACCCAAGCAGAATGAATATATTGGTGCCAGGGTGGATCATTGGCATACTGTTGATGATTGGGATTATAAAAAGAATGCCGATCCGCAGACGTCAGTGCAATCAGTACAAAACAATCCTGTGGTGTTGGTTCGTGTTCCAACCACCATAGGTAGTTCCAGACGGTGCTCTGCAGACTTCCACCGGCTATGCCAAAATTTTCTGTGGGCACGCCATAATGCTGTCCCAGTAACCCAAGGAAACAGTGGCTTTCTCTATACTTAGTGTTTTCTACCAGCACAGGGTGTGCACGGGGATGATCGACCAGGACAGGATCCAAAAGTTCGTCGCCCCACATCCATGAGTCTCCAAATCCAACTATTTTTTTAAACTTCATCGATAGGTAATGAGATCTATGTTGCCGTTGTTGATGTCTAGTTCTAGGCGTATGTAAGGATGGAATCCTTCCACATTGATGCCCAGGCGTTCGGTTCGGTCCACGAAGTGCAAGCTGTCCACGGTGTTGCCGGTTTTAAGATCTTCAAATTCCACGTCATACCAGTCCACGGTCTGTGCCGTGGCATCACTAGCACCTTGCACTCGCAAGCTACCTGTGAAATCTACAGGGTCCAACTGGAACGTGGTCAATCGCGAACCTTCTGTGGTCAAGGTGCTGGTATAGTAGATTGAACTGTCAGGTGCCTGGCTGGGTATGGTGAGTTCTTCGCTGGCCACGAATGCAGGGAACACCGAATCCACGATGTCTATGTCACCGCGTGCTCCAGAATAGTCATCGGTGAGCACGGCTTGATTCAGCACACCAGATGAAATCTCCAGGCTCCAGGATGCAGGCTGTGCCTGCAGTTGCCAGGTCTCGGCCTGTGTGATGGTAACTTTGGCCCGGCCCAGGGTGTTGCTCAAACTCACCAGTTCTTTGGCATACAGCAGATTGTCACCGTTCTGGCTGATGATGCGGAACGTGAAAGTGGCCCCGGTGATATTAACGGGCTTCTGGTCTTGATTCAGGAACTGGAACAGGATCACATTGTCCACTCCCAGATTTAATTTTAGGCTTTTTGCGTACACAGGGTTCCACCTCGCGTTGAAATATGCTCCACTGACGTCAATCAATAAAACTTGCTGTATCTGCTGATATAAATAGGCAGTGGTTGAATACATTAGGAATCTCCAACGATATTTATGGGTGAAAACATCTTCCAAACACTGACTGCCAAATACCCATTCATCACCCTATGCCTGCATGCTGGCACAGAATATGTGGGCATCATACAGAACCAAGATGACGTTATAACCACCATCTATGACTTTGGCAACATACACGATCCCGAACTCAAACGCAGATTCATAGATCTAGCCAATACTTGGTGGTGGGAGAGCAATCGCAGCATACCCATCAACATATTCCTTCGTGGAGAATGGGATGATTTCCGTGCTTACCTACGCACATTCAGCAACAAAGATCTGGAAATCATACACGGTCCTGTGTGCAGCCTCAACGACATCAACCGCAGGAAAAGCAAGCGGAAATCCATCACCCTAGTCCGCAAGGTCGATTAGATTCATGTGCAGGGCCACTAACATGCTGTATCCAAGAGCATGTGCCTTTTTAAAAGTGTAACCACGACTGTCATCTCCGTCCCACACTGACTCAAATACCTGATCCCAGGGCTGGTTCTGTAAATGTGCCTTGCCCGGACGTATGATAGATATGAACGCTGCCATCCTAGCGATGCTGTCAGGACGCATGGTAGCCAACAAGCCAGTGTAATTGCCCACATGCACCAAGTCACTGGCCCAGGCAGGGTCCTGCCACAATCTCTGCCAAGGCGGCTCTCGATCCAGCATGAGTTGATAGTGTTCTGGATTCTGGATCAGTTTGTACACCGACATGTTTAAGAAGTCGATCTTGAAATAGCCGCGTTGCTCGGCTGTTTCATAATCTATGGCTGCACAATCCAGCAGGGCATTCCTGGGTATGTCAGTGACATACACACCAGAATTGTGTTTACGGATCACGCCATCTTGTTGCTGGCAGGCCGGCACATGCTGGATCAACTTCAGCACATGTTCTCTGTCAGCAAAATCTAGATCAATGTCCGCGGCCATTACCAGCCTGCCTTTCGCAACAGTTCTCGCACATATTCTGTGTCTGCGGCATAGTCATGGAATCGACGCTGCCAGAAGTCTGCGTCTATCCAGGGCCAGATCATGGCCACTTGATCAGCATTGATTCGTGCTAAAAAGGCCTGCCCTGAATCCGAATTGTACAGGCACCAGGCCGTGATCCTGCCCGTGCTCACAGCATAGCATATTGTGTTGTCGTTGCCGTATCGCAGATAATCTCTATCGGGACAGCATGTTTCTTCCGACCAGGCTATGGCAGTTTCCATGGCACGGGCCACAGCATCGCTGACATCTTCTGTACGCACATATTCTGTGAGGTACTCTGTGTATACAGTGTCTCTGCACCAGTGATCGATTTTTTTGTTCTGCCGAACCACCCAGTCGATGAATCTCGCTGTGTTCACTGCACGTATGGCCACGCAGTATCTGCCAAATTTCACGAACGCACGATAATAAGGTGATCGTGCAAAGTCATCAAAGGTCTTTAGTTTGGCCGATCCTTGCGTGATTTCATAGAATCTTAGATAGGCCTGCAGGCCCAGTCGCACTCCGGTTTCGTCTTGCTCCTGGAATCGGCGTTTGGGCTCGCATACATGCACAGCGAGACTGTTCTCTCGCTGGAATGTTTTCTCACAATAACGACACTGATGGGTCATGGCCTTTCGAGTTTAAATGCCACTGTCACACGTAGGTTGCGGCAATGCCTGGAGGGATCCAGGCCAGCATGCAGGATGGTAGAATCAAAAAACACCGCGGTATTGGGTGTGGGATACACACTTAACACTTGTTCGGTCGCTGGATCTGAAAACATGGTGTGGCCGCCCCAGTGTGGTTCCCAGCGGCCATGGCTGTAATACAACAAGGTAAAATAGCGTCCGGGTTCTTCGCCTATCGCATCTTGGTGCAGATCTCCTGGCAGGCCATGTGTCTGACCATTGGCATACACGCGGTGCAGTCGCCAGTCAATGCCAGTATCCTTACAGATCTTTTCAAACACTGTTTTAGTAAAAAATTCTTCATTGCTGAGATCCAGATACCAAAACTTGATGCCTTGATCGTCCTGTGTGAGACCATCAAACTTCCAGCGGCTGGATCTTTCAGTCAA